ATATATTGACGGAAACGTTAATGGTTACGGTACTACTGCAAATACTGGTTATCCTGTTTGTGTAAACAACAGATCTGACCAAGATTATAACCAACAGTATGGTATCTTGTTAAACGGATCTAGATGGGTAATTAAGAACGTTGGTAGTGGTACAACAGCCACATACCCAGAACAGACTTTTACTTTCACTGGCCCTGCTGGTAATATCTACGGATATTATGTAACTAGAGCAAATAACATGCCTGTTGCTGTACAGGGTGTTGTTCACGGTGCTAGTGTTGGTATTGGAACCACAGTTACCAAAGGTAATAACACTGATCCTTGTATCGGTATTGTTGGTAACTCTTACATCACCATTGACCCACAGGTTAGTATCGACGATCTAACACTTGGTCAATTCGTTGCTGGTAACGCTGGTGTTGCTACAGGAACGAAGATTATCGGTATTGACCGAAGTTATCGCACGATTTACATCGACAAACCTCTGGTTGATAACATACAGGTTGCTACTGACCCATCAGTCACATTCAGTTTTGGTAAGATTTCAATTGTTAACCACGGACTTAAGGCTGGAGACATTCTTTATGTCAACGCTGGTACTGGTAACACAACTCTTACATCTGATGTATACACTGTATTTGATGTACCTAATGCAGACGAGTTTGTAACAACTCCATCATTAAGTGCAACTTCTAACGGTGTTCTTGGACTTAATACTGCGACTCTTTACAGTTCTATCATGTACGCTGAAAGATTCACAAACGGCCCATACAACATCCAGAACAATGGAGACCAAATCAAAATTACTCTAAACGTCGCACTCGACTAATAGAAACACTAAATATCAATATGTGGACTCTGCTTTATACCTAAGGCAGGGTCTTTTTATTCGGAGAACTCCTTGACCGTATATGTCTACGACAATACGAAGATAGATCAATTCACTACATTCTCAGCGGGTGATATCACCGTTGGATCAGTGGAGAATATTGACTATGGCGATATAAATCAACATGTAGAACCCGAAAGAGATGGAGATTTTTTCTTTGTAAATGATAGAGGATTAATATCAACAACAGCGGATGTACTACCATTCGGAACAATAGATGTAGTAGATGGAAGAGATGAATTTGGTAGAAGTAGGTCACAGTGGATTCCAGAGAACGCAAATACAGTACTATTTGATGTAAACGATTCTGCATTAGAATCAGCTGTAACGCCTTGGGTTGGTTCTGGTACGATTCACGAGATCGGTTCTGGTCTCGAAAGGATTGTCATACCAGATCTCGGAGCGGCAGGGCCTGTCATCTTTATCCCATCTGGGACAGCAGAAGAATCTATATCCAAAGGAAATTATGATGGTACTGGTGCGATTGCCAAGTCTGGCTTATCAGTAACCGATCTAGACCAAGTTTATCCTTATAATGGTAGTGGTACACTAACAGTAAGTGGTGAAACAACTACACCTTACAATGAGGCATATCTCCCTGTAATTAAGAACGCATTTAGAGCGAAGGGTGGAGATACTAGACTATTTGATGTTGAGAAAGTTATATACAACTACGCCAGATCAGAGTCTGACGTATTAGAGAAAGAAGATAACGGAACAATTCTAGTTAGAGAAGGAGCATCCTTCGATGATCTCGATATCACATTTGACGAGACCATCACAGATCCTCTTGCGAAGGAGAGATCATTCTCTGACGAAGATCAGGTAGAATTTGAGAGTTACGGAAGCATATTAGATACACCTACATCTTTTGAAGATCGTGGTGTAATAGAACAAAAACTACAAGGTGGATTTTTCCTCGACGAGTATCAGGCAACATTTGTCAAGGGAAGGGATGCGGTTGTCAGATCATATCATGGTGCTGGTACATTCAAGAAAGAAGGTGCTGCAGAAGAAGATCGATTCTTTGCATTTGCTGGATCTGGTACACTCAACGTATCTGGAGAGAACTTCTTCAGTCAGGCTCCACAAAGCACAGTCTTCGGTGTTGGTGATACAATCACTGTATCTGGTAATGCAACTGAGGTCTTCACCCCTGCAACTGTTGACAATACAGTTCTCTTTGATACTTCTGGAACTGGTGCAGAAAATACAGTTATACTTCCTAGCACCAATAAGGCTCTTGTTAGACTTACTGGTTCTGTTTCTGGTATCAAACTTACTCTTGGTGTTGGTGCTAGAACTGTACTATTCAATGTTAGTGGCGCGGCAACCAATATTCAAGTTGTCAAAGATTACGAGAATACAAACCTCTTCGATATTACTGGAGAGATGGAACAGGGAATACCTGTATACACTCCATCTTGGATATCACCCAAAGGAGATCAATCAACAGAAGAATACGATTGGGGTCTTATTACCGCAACTCCAACTCAACCATCGGAAGATTGGGGGCCAGTCAATACAAACGACGAGACTATTGCCAAGGAGGCAGAGAACTGGGGATTCTTACTTCCAGCATTCAACTACGTTCAACTTGGCGGAGAACACTATCCAAACATCGATTCTCTGTCGAAGGGAGATACATCACTTACCAAACAAACTGTTGGATTTACAGGAACAGCGACGTTCCTACTTTCAGAAGATCTCAGTATTGCATCCGCAATTTCTTACGAGTCTTCTGGTATCACTGGTATTGCCACTTACAAGGCTGGCATCAACATCTTCGGTGCAAACTGGTTCAGTCAGGCTCCACAACATACAGTCTTTGGTGAGGAAGGTCAACTTACTCTCAGTGGTACTGGTGGTGAGTCTATTACACCAGCTACCGAAATTGGATCTGGTTCACTCTTTACTATTGGTGGTGCAGTCGAATCCAGTACAAAGGCATACCTACAAGGAGATTACTCATATCTTGGTGGTACTGCTGGTCAAGTATTTTCACCACATATCACCGCTGTTGGTGTTGCCACACTCAGTCAAGGTAGAGAGCCAGGTCAGACATACTCTAGAATTATTCAACTTCCACCTGATGAGTTTGGTGGAACTATCTCTGTTGTTGGATTTGCAACTGGTGAGAAGAATACAGACTCCTATAATGAGTCCTCTATATTCTACGGATCAGAAAACGAGGACTACGGTACTATTGTCACCGATCCAAGTTACGGATTTGGACTCAACGTACTTGGACAGGCTTCTGGTACTCAGACATATGATGATGAGAAGAACAGATACTCACAAGATATTGTCTTTAGTTCTGGTGGACTCACATTTGACCAAGGAACTGGTGGTGTTGAGATATTACCTTCCTTTGATAAGACTAATCAGTACGATATTGACTTTGCTTCTAATCATGTATCTCAGGATTATGGTGTACTCGGTGTCAGTTCTGTTGGTGGGCCTAAGTACGATCAATTCTTATATCCACATTACACTGGATTCGTCGATCAGGAAATCGAGAAGGGTTACGAGGATCATGGATTTGTCAACGAGACTGCTCCATCTCAATCCAGATTCCCATACGGATCTCTCGAATTCAAGAAAGATCTCGATGCGAAGAAAGTACAGTACATCCCATCATGGCCTGGTTCTGGTACGATCTTTGTCAGTGGTATCGGTGGAGAGAGCGTTGCAGTTGCAAGTAGTACAACATCTCTATTCGACTTCGTTAGTGGTGCTGAAGAGAGGTACATTGCTCAGACTCCAGAAGGAACAGTTCTATTCGATATCTCTGGTATTGGATCAGAGAGAAAAGCAAATGCATTTGTTGGATCTGGAGATCTTACTCTCTCAAGAGGAATTGGAATTACCACTTATGCAAGAGTTATCGATCACGTTTCTCCTGTTGGTATTCAGACATTTGTTGGCAGTGCTATTGTTGCATCCAGTTTCGATCCACCAGAAGGAACTTACCTACACATATTTGGTGGAGCATACTCAGATCTCAAGGTTGGATTCGCTGCTCAGTCTTCCAAGGCTGTCATGCGTCTATCTGGGGAACTTACACATCCAGATATCGACTACACACCTCATTATGGTATCGACAGAAACATTGGTATCGAAACAGGTGTTACCATTCTGCCTGGTGGTGGAGAGGACAGAATCACTGGTATTACAACTGCCATCTTCATTCCAAAATACCCAGGCGGTCAATCTGCACTCGATGGAAAAGGTGGAAAGACCCACGAAGTCATCAAGATCGATGGTCGTTCAATATCCAGAACAAACGCACCTATATCAACTCACGGTGTTATCTACATTCTTGGTATTGGTACAGATGGCAATGGTGTTATCGACGATCAAACTGGAATTGGAGATCTATCTGGTGTCGAGTTTGGTGCAAAAGAAAGATTCATTCCAGCTACCGAGTTTGGTTCTGGATCGATCATGTTCGACTTCACTGGAACTGCACCAAACAGTTTCCAGCAAGTCTACGGATACTATGGAGACGACAGAGATCCAGGCACATCTGGTCAAATTACTATTCGTCAAGAGGGTGGTGTTGGTACAGTCGAAAGTATCATCAGGATTTACAAAACAGATGGTACTGGAGCATACACTTACGAAGGTGCTGCTCAAGACGAAGCAACAACATTCTCCGAAGTTGGTGGTGGATCTCTATTCGCAATCGGTGGTATATCAGAATCCAGTACAGCTGCGGAACTTGTTGCTGGAACATCTATATTCAATGGAACGGCAGATACTGCCTTCTCTGCTCAGACTCCAGAAAATACAGCAACTCTTACTATATCTGGAGATGCAGAAGCTTTACGCCAGAGAGAATACGATGGATCTGGAACTCTTACTCTCAGCAACGACATCAAGGTTGTTACTGGAATCAGGATTTCACTCGAAGGTTCTGGTACTCTCTTTGGACTTGGTTCTGCTGCAGAGGCAACAGTCGAACCATCAGCTGCAAGAGCAATTCTTACAGAAACAAGATACTTACAAGTATTCCAAGACTTCGTTCCATCTGGTACATTCACAATATCTGGAGAACTTACTCATCCAGATATCGACTTCACACCAGCGTACACTGGTCTTGGAGTTGCAACTCTATCTGGAATTGCAAAAGAAGAAAGAAATCTTACAGAGATCGGTATTGGTACTGTTACACTTTCTGGAAATGCTATACAGAAGTTTACAGCAGATTCAGTCGAGGGTACAGTTCTCTTCGATACAAAGGGTGCTTCTGCGCTTACAGCTCTCAATCAAGTTTACGGATACTACGGAGATCTCAAAGATCCAGGCACATCTGGTATTACAACGATATTTGGAATTGCAGATACCAGAGAGATTGCAAATTATGGGTATTACGGAGACGACAAAGATCCAGGCACATCTGGAACATTTACATTCTCCAATACACCTCTCGTACATCCAGACGTTCGTTACATTCCTTCGATTGGTATTGGTGTTGCAGTCCTTTACCAGACAGGTGGAACAGCTCTCGAATCTATCACGAAAGGCAACTACGAGACTCAAGGAAGATTCAAAGGACTTGCAAGTCTTAAAGAATCCTTCGGTAGAGCAACTTATGTTGGTATTGGTCAAGTTAACACCTTCGGAGCTGGTGAAACAGAATTGGCAGTCTTTGAGGAACCAAGAACCTATGTTGTTATTATCTAATTCTATAAATAAATGGAGAAGCATAACTATTTGACATCTAGCTCATGACAAAGCAGGTTCAATTCAGAAAAGGAACTACAGCTGAACACTTCAACTTTACTGGAGCTCTAGCAGAGATAACAGTAGATACAGACAAGAATACAGCGGTTGTTCATGACGGATCAACTCCTGGCGGATTTGAACTTGCGAAAGCAAGATGGACTTTTGTGTCTGGAGCGTATTCTCTTGGTACTAACCAAAAGTATACTGTAGACTCTCAAAACACACCAGGCGGTTATAGTTTAACCATGCCAACTCCTCGTGCGGTTGGTGACTGGGTATGGATCGAAGACTTTGCTAATTTCTTTAGTATCAATCCTGTAAACGTAACATCTACGTTTAGTTTTGAAAATGGACACTTAGTTAGAGAATCTTCACCTTTTATCATGGACGTATCGGGTGCGTCAGTGACCTTTATTTGGAATGGAACTCTTTGGAAAGTATTCAACAATAGGGCAAGTTAAAAATGGCACTTACGCTAAGTAACTCAATTTCTGGAAATTTTGACCCCTCTGAATCATCGGGTTTTTTCGTGTATGCACTCAGAAGAGATGCGGACGATATGTTAATGTTCTCAAAAGTTAGTGCTGCTTCAACAGAACTAGGAGAATTCTATCGTAACGATGGAACTGCTATACCAGAATTCGGTGATGGTATTGATTATGGATGTTATGATGTCGGTGTTGGTAAAACATCAGTTATTCGTAATGATATCGCAACGGTCAAAAAATTCGTAGATGAT